TCGATGCCGACCAGCGTTGCAGTGCTCATGATGATGGCCTCCGAAAATAAAACACCCTGTCAAAGCCTAGCCCTGACAGGGTGTGGGGGTGACCATCTCATTAACCCGCCCCAGTTGCCCAGGGCGGGCCTCGTCGTTGCGGGTTAGGCGACCAGATCGGCAATCTTGCCGTGGGCGGTCTCAGCGGTGACGACCAGGCAGGCTTCGACCGAGACGAGTTCCTTCTCGGTGTGGCCGGTCTTCGCCAGCGCCTCGGACTTGAACCCGCCCAGGTAGGCGATGCCCGCGTGCTCCGGGTTCAGGATGAACACGGTGTTGGCGTTGGCAGTCGCCTGGACGTAGTTCGGCACCACGGCCAGCTCGCCGAAGTCGGAGACGTAGACGTCCGCGCCGCCGACAATCACAGCCTGCTTGCCCTTCTTCACCTCGTGGCGGTTGGCCGCGATGCCCGCAAAGCCGGAAAACGCCGCCTTGTGGCTCGGGGTCATGGAGATGATTGACGGCATCTCGCCCGACTCGGTGTAGATGTTCTGCATCACCGACTTGAGCTGCGCCTCGGAGAACGCGCGCAAGGTGCCAGCCGCCACCGGAGCGGTAGTCGCCAGGCCGGAGGTATGCGCCGTGGTCGAGCCGTTCGGGGTGCCAGTGCCGTGGCTGGTGTTGGTGTAGAGCATCGCGCCCAGACCGGACGACTTGCGCGCGGTTGTGGCGTTGCCCTGCACGGCCGGGTTATTGGAGAGCACCATCGCCTCCAGGTCGCGCTTGAGTTCCACCATGCGCTTGCTGATCTGGTACTTCATCTCAGACGAGCGACCGGCCGACTTGGTCTTTTCCTGGGTGCTGGACACCACGGCAACCTTATCGAACAGCTGCACGGTGTTGGCTACGCGCTGAGTCGGCGTTACCGCGGTTCCGGTGCGGTCATCGCCTTCAACGACAGCGTTGTCCTTGTTCGGGGTCGCCAGAGCGTCGCGCTGCCATTCGTGCAGGCGCTGGGTGGCCTTGAAACGGCGGATGGCCGAGACAACCGGGGTTTTCTCCGGGCTGACCATGTAAATCTTGTCTTGCAGGTCTTCGCGGTTACCTACGGCGGCGTAGGAGTCGAAGGTATTGGTAGGCTGTGCCATGTGTGAAACTCCTTACAGGAATGAGGCCAGATCCTCGGGACGGCCGTTTTTCTTCAGGCGGTCGAGGGCTGCTTGGTTCTGTCGTTTGGGCTGCGCGGCCTGCGGCTTGATCGCCGGGGCTGCGGTGGCTACGCGCTGCATAGCCGTAGGTTTCTGCGCCTGCAGGGCTCGCCACTTCATAGCGTCATGCAGGATGTGGACGTGGCGGGCATCGGTGAGGTTGTCCAGCTCCTCTGGCTTGATGCCGTATTCCAAAGCTGTCTTGGCGATCTGCTCAGCGACCTGCGGTCCAAAGTCGGGCAGTCGTGCGCGCAGTTCCTTTTCAGCTTCGGCGAGCATTTGCTGACGCTGTTGTTCCGTCAGTTGCTGGACCTGGCCCTGGGACTGCTGCAGTTCTGCGTACTTGGCTTGCGCTTCACGCTGTAGCTGCTGATACGCGATGGTCAGCTTCTGCGCCTGCACCGGGTCGGCATCAACGATGGCGTTCCAGTCAAGGCGCTCAAACTCGGCCAGCTTGTCCTGCACCTTGCGGAACTCAACGGCCTTTTCGAACGAGTCACCGAGGAGCTGCTCGCGTTGTTCCAGAGCGTGCGCACGCTCCTCAACGACTCGGCGTTGCTCGGCAACTGCTTGGGTCTTCTGGGTGTAGTCCTTGTGCATGAGGACCATGTCCTTCAGTTCCTTGGGAACCTTGTAGGACTTGCCCTCGATTTCGATCAGTTCGCCGTCGTCCTCTTCTTCCTCGGCGTCCGGTTGCTGCTCCTCTTCGGGCAGGCCTTCCTCCTCGGATTCATCGAGCACTTCGTCTTGCTGTTCCTCTTCGTCCAGAAGGTCGGACACAGCGTCCAACGACACTCCGTCAAGGTTGGTGTCAGTCATCACACACTCCAGATCGCCCGATTGGGCATAAAAAAGCCCGCACATGGCGGGCTAGATGGGTTGTTGGTTGGTCAGCCGACGACGCGGCGAATGAATCCTGGCTTCTCGAAACGCTTCAGCTCGGCCGTCGCCAGCTTTCCGGTCTCGATGTAGCCGGTGAGGATGTCGCGGAACTTGCGGCTGGTCTTGATCAGCTGCCAGAGGGCTTCTTTGCCCTCCTTGTCGCGCGCTGGGCAAGCAATCCACTGTTCCATCACTTCCTTATCGATGGCTTCGAGCGATTCTTTCAGCAGCTCGTTTTCCAGCAGGCTCATGGCGTACTGGCCGCGCGTCTGTTGGTCGAGCAGTTCGGCGTCGGTCATGGGCGACCCCGCTTACCCTCAACGACAACCGAGAGCGTGAAACTCGGACTGGTCCCGGTGATGTCGTACTTGATCCGCGCGTAGCGTCCGGCGTTGGAGGGAATTTTGATTAACTGCTTGGCCACGGCGGTAATCGCCGCGCCTGCCGTGTGGTCAAACCAGTCCGTGCCGTTGTGGCTGACCTGATAGGTGAGGGTCAGGGAAGGCGACGTGCCGGAGGCTGCTGTCACGTCGACATATACCAGCGCCTCCATGTACTCGGCGGGCATGGCGCCCACATCTTGCGCGCCGCTGGCGGTCAAGACCGCACTGGTGAGGACTTTAATCGGTTGGCTGATCAATTTGTCTACCTCTCGTCACAGGAAGCGCTCCCCTTCGTTGTTGTGCATCGCAGTACCGGCAGCATGGATCTGCTGGCCTGCCGCGAGCCGAAGCTGCTCCATTTGCAAGCGGAATTGACGGTCTAGCTCGGCCTGCTCAGCCTTGAATGCCAGTTCCTTGTCCTGCTTCTGCATCTCCAGCTGCATTTCGGCCTGCGCCTTCTGCTGGCTGTCCTGCAGCTTGGCTTTCTCGAGCTCAACCTTCGGATCAGGCGGCGGCGGGCTGTCGTCCTCCGGCACCGTGTCAGGGTCTAGCCAGAACTCCTCGGGGTTCTTGAAGCCTGCGTTCTCAGCCATGCGGGCCTGCACGTTGAACACCTGTTTCGGGCTCAGCAGCTTCTTGGCGTACGGCGACCCGGCCACAGCTGCCTGCGCCTGTGCGATCTGCAGCAGGAACTGGCTCTGCTGCTGCACGTCACCCGTACCGATGCCCACGTTAATGGTCATGTCGTACTGGTCGCGCCAGGCCTGCGGGTCGTACTGCACGAACTTGCCGTTCAGCCGGTAGCTCAACTGTTCCATGCCGTTGTCGCTGAGCGTCTTGAAGATGCCCCGAAACATCGGCGCCACCAGGCACTCAGCGGCGATACGAGCCATCAGCTTCATGCGCTTCTGGCTGGCGTTCATGATCATCTGCGCGCCGGTCGCAGTTTTGTTGAGCGAATCCCCGTCCAGGCCTTGGCTGTAGCGCGTCCAACCGGTGCGGTTCTCCTGCGCGCCCTGCAGCTGTTCCAGCATCGGCATGGCTTCGATGCCCTGCCAGCGTTCGGCGTAGGGGCGCACGGCGCCTGCGATCTTCTCGCGAATCACGCCACCGGGGCGGCGATTGAGCAGGTCGTCGATATTGGCCTGCGGATTACCCTGCGAGTCAGTGAGAACCACCGTCTCCTGATTGTTGGCCAGATAGAGGTTGTCAATTTGCTGACGCAGAATCGTGGTGTGGATGCGCTGGAAGTCCTCGACCAGATCCGCCACCGACACGCCCGAGAAGGCGTGCGTCATCAGGTACGGCGACCACGCGGCGATTGGCACATGGCCGCACTCCTCGTTGCGCAGGATGCGATCACCCAGCCGCACGATGTTCCGGCGCTCGGCAATGCCGTCGCCGTCGTAGTCGCACAGCACGTATTCATCGCGCAGGTAGCCGCGCACCATCGAATCGTCGGCGGTGTCTTCGTCTTCCCAATCATCGAACCGGCCGCCGTTGTTCTCGCGGTAGTCGGTCACGTTCTCGTAGACCGCCGCCCGAACTTCGGAGGCATCCACGTCATAGCCCATCTCGCGCAGGTCAGAGACGCTGCGGCGGGTGACGTGGCAGACGTAGGGGCAGTCGTCCAGCAGCGGCGAGTCATGCCGGCGGGAAACCTGCAATTCCTCGGGCGGAATGGCGACGATGCCGACGCGACCCTTCTCCTCAACCGTCTTAATCTTGACGGTATAGCGCTTGGGCATCTCGGCCGGCATATAGCCCTGAGCCAGCTGCTCGGCGGCCATCTGCTGATACTGCGCGGTCTCTTCCTCGCTCGGCTCAGCCTCTTCCTTCTCGACCACCTCGGCTTCGGGGCTCTCGGCCAGGAAGGCAGCGAGCTGGTACTCGTCCACGGCGCGATACGTGCGAAACGTCGGCGTGCGCTTCTTCTCCCAGAACCACTTGACGGCGCCCGTCTTGAGCAGCAGCGCATCTTTGAGGGCGGTGTAGAGGATCAGGAAGCCGTTGTTCTGCTTGTAGAAGACGTAGTTACAGGCGTTCGTCACCTGCTCGGCGCTTTCCTCGTCCTCCGGGCCGACCGGCTCGAAAACAACGGCCTTGTCCGAGCTGGTGAACACCTCGATCAGATCCGGCAGCATGCCTTCGACCGCATCGAACACGTCGGACGAGACGACAGCCGAGCGGCCCTCCTCCTCGTTGCCGTAGGGTTCGCGCGTGTAGGCACGCATGGCGCGGGTGCGCTCTTCCTGCAGCTCGCCATCGTTAAAGAGGTGCGCTTGACGCGCCTCATCATCGAGGAACGACAGCAGCTCCGCGTCGGTCATCTTCATGAAATCATCCGGTTTCGGTAGTTGAGCGGCTGGGCCGGTCGATTTGCAGGGAGTTCGTAGGCGACGCACATCAGGCCGAAGGCGTCGGCGGAGTGCGATGCCCAATCGTGAGCAGGGCCAAGGCCGATGCCGCGTATCTCGTCGCGCTTTTCGTGATACCAGCCAAGCGCCTCGCGCCCGGACTGCGTTGTGTCCTCGTTGAACCACATCGCCGGGAACAGCCTGCGGACCGCCTCCACGCGCAGCATTGCAGCACCCTTGCCCTGGTTAGGGATAACGGTCACAACGTAGCCTGCAGCCTCGAATGCGCTGCGATAGGACACATCAAAGACCTTGTCCTGCGTGTCGCCGTCATGTGGCAGCCATATCTGCGCCCGATCAGGCGTATAGCCTTGGCCACGCAGCCAGTTCAGGTGCGCCTCGATCGGCTGGCCCTGGACCTCGTAGTGGTTGAGCACGCGAATCTCGCGCCCGATGAACTGCACAGCCCAGAACACGAAGGCGTCCGCCTTAGCTCCGGTGCCACCGATGTCAGCGAACAGGCGGATTGTCATCAGCGGGTCAGCGGCGACGCGACCAATCCGGTTTTCTGCCTTGGCCTGCGTCAGCGGCTGGGCAAAGTAGGCGCCGGCGATCGTCGTGGCGTACTCACCTTCCCAGACGTGGCCGTACTGGTCTGGCCGCTCCTGGGCATCACGCTGGCGTTCACGCTCGAGCTTGGCCGGGAACTTCGGGTTATCGCGCCAGTTCAGCTCAATGACCTTGACCAGCGGGTCGTTGGCGAACCTGAACCGCGACTCGACCGGCGCACTCTTGCGCTTGGGGTTCCAGGTGATCCACAGCTCGGCGTTCCAGTCGCTGCCCTCTTCACGCAGCGTCGGGATCAGCGTCAGCCAGGCCTCATCGGTGACAGGTTCAGCCTCGTCCACCCAGCAGATTAGCAGGCGACCCTTGGACTTGATCGACGCAATGTTGCGGTCAAGGCCAGCGAAGGCGAACTGGATCCGCCCGTCGCGGCTCTTGATGTACTTGTCGCCCACGTCGTAGTAAGCGGCAAGAAAAGGCTCTTCCTCAATGGCCCGCTTGCACTCCTCCAGCGACGAGTCGTCTAGGGAGTTCATGAACTGCCGGCCGCAGAGGATGATGCCGCTCTCGCCGTTCATCCCGTACATGTAGCCGCGCACAGCCGCCATCTTGGCGAAGGAGCGCGTCTTGCCAGACCCCCGGCCACCGAAGGCGCCGCGAACGTCAGCGCGCCCTTGGAACACAGGCAGCAGCTTAGGCGGCAGTGCTATCTGTACTGTCGTCACCTAGGGCCACCAGTTCAATGCGGGTCACGGTTTCAACCGGACCTCCATTGGCGCCGGTCAGCTCTACGTCTTGCTTCGCCTTGCCATAGCCGCGGTCGAGGATCTCCTTCACCGCAGCCACACGAGCAGCGGGCGGGGCATCGCCATTGCGCGCTATCTCGACCAGGTGCGTAATCGCCTCCTCGCCGAACGACTGGGCGATCTCCTTGATGTCCGCCGTAATCTTGTTTGGTGTGCCTTTCTGCCGCCCACCCGACTTGGGCAGGCCCTTCGGTCTGCCGGCCATATCTAAACCTTTCTACTTTTGGAATGTTGACGCCAGAATCTCCACACCTCTTTCCCGATCATCACAGCGACACATGCTGCGATGTATAGGAACAGGAGGATGGCGTGGAGGCGTTTCATGCGCTTGCCTTCTTCTCTCCCCAGCGGATAGCCAGGTCACGGAGCTTCTCTGTGCCAAGGAAGCCAACCGATCCGCCGACGAACGTGGCCATGCTCTGCGGGAGGCCGAAGTACTCGAGCAGCGGGACGAGGGTCAGCGTGGCGAACCCACACAGCGCCCCTTCGAGGATCATCTGCCGCTTCGTGCCGCCGCCATACACCACACGCAATACAGCGATGGTCACGGACAGGGCGAACGCATACAGGCTCGGGGCAATTGTCTGCAGCCATGCGAGAGCCGCAGCCCACGTTTCAGGACGGTCGGGCATCTTCATATCTCGGTTATCCCGCATGGGGCAGTTGGTTAAGTCCGGCCTCACATGCGCGTGCGATCCGCCTATGAGCAAGGAGGCAGGCACGGGGCCGGAAGAGGGTTGCCGTGAGGCGAATAAAAATCCGCGCGATTTGTGCGTGCAGACAGAGGCATGGGGGATGTATTGAATTGGTGCGCCGGGTGGTCGAGCCCTGATCTAGCCGTTCGCGCATAAAAAAAGCCCCGGCATTTCTGCTGGGGCTTTCTGTGAATCTCTCAGTACGGGCTCAGTTTCTCAGGCCGTCCCGCTCTGAGTTGCTAACTCCACCGATCACTCAGCGAGTCGCTTGACCATCTCAACGCGCAAGATGACCAAGATAGTTAACACTCTATGCCACTCTGCCATTCAGTGTCAAGCAGCCTGACATGAAATTAATCCTTCCATGTCCAGAATGTGTTGCGCCTCTATTAGAGCCTTGTTCACCTGGTCTTCCAAGTCGCGGCGGATGGCGGACTTCCAGCGGTGTTTGGTGCGCTCGGCTACTGGGTCTTCACTCCAGCGATCCATGTCGTACCATGCGGCCGGCAATACGCTCGTGCTTCGCTTCCCTTCTGCACCAGGCAGCTTCGGGAATGCCCATGTGGCGACGGCACACTGAACGAACCGCTCGGGTGCTGGCGACTTCACAGCCCCGGCCAGAGCCATCATGGCATCGTGCTTGCGCTCAAGATGGGTGCTGTACTTGGCGACGAGTGCCAGCCACAGGCCGACAGGCAGCGCCTTATGCAGCCGGCCATGTACCCAGCAGTCAGTCAGTAATGCTGCTTCCTTGCCGCAGATTGCGCCCGGTACGCGAGCAGCCTGCACCTTTGGCTCGAAGTCACAGCCGCCGGCCGAGTTGATCACCTCCGACGCCAGGGCGCGGACTACTGCGGAAACCACGTTGCGATAGGTCATGCTGCTACCTCCCCCTTGAGCATGTTCGGATTCACCGTGTGCCGGCCGACCTCGCCGAACTCCGCGTGATGGATGATGCACTTCATGTTCTGCTGGGCCCGGTAGCCGCCCCATGCGGAGTAGGCATCCTTGGCGGTCAGGGTGTTGAAGGATTCGACGGTAACGCCGCTGTACTCCTTAACGCTCTGGTGGTGGACGTGTCCGATGTACCAGTAGCGGAACTCGGTGCGGCCCCAGGCCTGCGCCTGATCGGTTGCCATGACGCCCGGAAGGCGGTCGGGCTTGCAGGAATGTCCGTGGTGCATCCCGATCAGCACCTTGCCGTGCTCGTGGTACATGAACGGCGCAGGCGAGGTATCGATCTGGACGCGCGGCTCGTTGGCGTAGATGTGGCTCAGGGCGATGCTCAGCCAGATAGCCCCGGTGTCGTCGTGATTGCCGATGACGTTGCAGACGCGCACCCGAGCGTGCTTCATCAGCGCTGACTCGATGCACTGCCTCATCACCTTCACGCCAACGCGGATCATCTTCGCGTAACGCCCGTCGACGTCCAGGATGTGGCCGGACCGGCTCGTGGTGCCTTCCATGTTGTCGGCATGGAACCAGTCGCCGCAGTTGATGATCAGCGCTTGCTCGCAGGCCGGAGCCATATCGACCAGAGCAGCCATGGCGCCACACTGGACGCGCTCGGCAATGGCCAGATCCCAGTCGCTACCCTGCGTCTCCTCGCCCCAGGCGCGCATTCCGATGTGGGCGTCGCCGATCGGGTAGGCAGCCAGCAGATGAGCCAGATAGCTGCTGTTGGCCTTGCGCGGCTGCACCAGCGGCAGATCTTCGGACATTGCCTGGCACGCTTCACGGATCAGCTCAGCCTGGCGCTCTTGGTCGATTGTGGTCTTGACCCACTGGAGTTTCGGCTTGCCGTCTTCGTCGTACAGTGTGGACGTGCCTTTCAGACGGAAGCCATCCGGCACTGTCTTGGTCATGTCGTGCTCCGGGCTCCACCCTTGGCGAGCCAGGCGCGCCTTGTGGGTGTAGACGTTGCGCTCGTGCAGCCCAAGGATCTGCGCAGCCTCTGCTACAGTACGGCCAGTCAGCGCGGCCTTGATTTCGTCGTCTGTCGCTTTGCGTGCGGCCATTAGGCTGCCTCCCCTTTAGCCCCAAACCGGGCGATCAAAATGGCGTCGGCCACCGCTTGCCCCTTCCCTTTCAGGTCGAGAATGCGGAGGTCCGGGTAGAGCTGGATTGCGCGGGAGCGTGCGGCATCCTTGTCGGCCCCAATGAGGCCCGCTCTTTTCTTCCATGATTGCGGGGTGACCAATGTGTACGGGATGCACGCTCCTTGCAGGATGCCCTCGACCACGCCAGCGGCATGGCCGAAGGTGAACATCGAGGAAACGCCCTGGCCAGGCATGGCGCCTACCTGCTCGAGGTAGGCATGGGCGGTGAACTCCCCGATGGTCTCGCGCAGGAAGGCAGCCACCGCGGCGCCGTTCACTCGGCTTTTCGTGCCTACCTTGATGGTCGGCATGTTGAGGTGGGCGACGTAGTTGCGGCTCTCGGTCATCACTACGATGGCGCCAGTGCAGCCAGGGTCGATTCCGATGATCATTGCTGCTCTCCATCGCTCTCGCGGATGCCGTTGCGCACTTCCGCTTTCGCTTGGCTTCGCTCTATGCCGTGACAAATCCTCTTGTTCTCTGGACTTGGTGCGTGTCCCGACATCGGGCGACGAGACCAGTACTCCCAGCCAGACGCTTTTGCCCCTTTCTTGCTCCTGCTCATCTACTCCCCCTCGCCTTCAGCGCCGCTACAACGGCAGGTCGCGCAATCTCCGGAACAGCTGCCAGCAGCACGCGCCCCTGTCGATCCTTCTCCGGCCCCTTGAGGTCGCGCACCTTCCACCTGATCAGGCAGGCCGTTTTGTCCGCCTCGATCAGAGCCCGCTCCGTCATCGTCAAGCAGGCCAGATTTAGCGAGCCATTCCGCGCCGAACCCGTCATAGGCCGCCCCATCGTTTCCGTTCTGTCCAATCACATCGATGCGCGAGATCTTCATGCGATCTCCGCCTTCTCTTCGGGAGTGCGGCAGTCGATGGTGTTCTGCTGGCCGAACTCTGCCGGCAGGCGGTCCTCGGCCAACTTCGCGTAGCCCTGGATGTCGTGCCAGTTGTCGGCGTAGTTCGGGTCGCCGGATAGGATTCGCCCCACCTTGTCAGCGATGACCTCGAGCGATTGCTTCTGCACGTCGGTAAGGCGATCCCAGCCGGCTTCGGCGCACATGGTGCGTTTCAGGTTCTGGCAGATCCGGGCGTGGTCGGTGAAGTCGCCGTAACGGCTGCCGCGCTCGGCTAGGGTTTGTGCGAGTTTGTTTGCGTCAGTCATTGCGGCTTCCTTGTGGCTCTGTTGTTTGCGATCAGGGGGAGCTGGCCTGGCTTTAGCGGCCATGGGTGTTCCTTGCGGCAGTCGTGGCAGTACAGGGTCTGCCGCAGGCTGTAGCCGGTGGTCTTGTGGGTGGCGTCTACGGGGCAGGTCTTCATGCGGCCACCTCGATACCAAGCAGGCGCCGAACCTGAGCAAGCAGCTCGCGCTCGGTGCCGTACTTCGCCTCCCAGGTCTTTTGCCCGGCATGGATGGCAACGCCGTGTCCGCCCGTTTGATGGTGCGGGCCGCAGAGTGGAATGACCTCGAAGTGGCTTGCCCGTTGGCTCATACCCTGGCCGGCACGGATGTGATGGCAGGCGGCCGGAGACTCTCCATAGCCGAGGTTCCGGCAGACGATGCAGCCCAGGGCGGCAACGCGGGACAGGTGGGTGCTTTCGGCCTTGGTCATGCCGCCTCCCCGAACTCGATCTTCATCCGCATGTACTCGGAATCCTCCGGGTGCGGCAGGTAGATGCCGTGCTCGGTCGCCCAGGCGTCGATGCAGGTCATGAAGGCGTGCATCTCACCCTTGTCGAGCTCGCTGGTGTGCTTGAGCTCGTAGCGATCGGTGATCTCTCCGGTCTTCAGGTTGATGTCCTGGATCAGCTGCTCGCCGAGGAAGGTCTGCTTCAGGTTGCGCTTAACGTTGTCCCGGTCCATGGGGGCACCGGTGGCAAAGGTCGTCTTGCCCATGCTCACGAAGAAACGGGCGATCTCCTCGCACCACTTATGGAAAAGCGCGTTCTGCGGAAGCGATCGACTGGCGCCGGCGATGGTCACCGTGCAAGGGAAGCCCTTTGCACGGATCGCGGCGTTGACCTGGGAGAGCTCACCGATATGCGAGACGCGGATCTTCTCAGCCATGGCGACGCTCCCGCAGGCTCTGGCACTCAACGCAGCACACCGCCGACGGATAGGCCTTGCGGCGAGCGGCCGGAATCTCCTCGTCGCAGTCGATGCAGAACTCAGCGCCCTGCCCCTGCAGCCTGGCCTGTACCAGCGCCACGCCACCGATGCGATCCGCTTCCTCTAGGCCAGTAGCGCGATCTGTTACATCGGGGGCTGTGCGGGCCTGGTGGAAGGCTTCGGTGATTTCCATGTAGTCGCTCATTTCCGTGCTCCTACGCCGCGCTGGGTGCTTCCGTCAGCACAGACGACGCGATGGTCATTGCCGCGGGATAGGCCTATGCCTGCCCCGGTGATTGCTTGAGGGCGGAAGCCCTGCTTCTGGAGAGCCAGAACGGCCAGGCGCTGCTGAGACGGCATCGCGTAGATGGCCTGACGGGTCTTGGCGCAAGCGGTGTGCTTATGGCCGTTGCGTGGATTGCCGCAGATGTCGCAGTACCACTTGAGGTCGAGGCCTTCGTGAATGCGGCCGGTGCCTATGGAGGTGCTCATGACTTGGCCCTCCCGCGCGCAGACTTCCAATCGAAGCCGATGGCAAAGCCGCCACCCTCACGCAGGCGGTCAACGCAGCGCTCGCCAAGCGCAGCCGATAGCTCATCAGCCGGCAGGTTCGAGATAACGATGGTCGGCAGAAGCTGCTCATAGCGACCGTTGATGATGCGGAACAGGGTTGCCAGCTCGAACTCGCTCGGCTTCGTGGCGCCCGCCTCGTCGAGGATCAGCAGCTTCGGGGCGATCAGACTGCGCATGACCTCCTCCTCGGTCACGTCGCGAGCGTCATAGCTCGACCGAATCTCAGCCAGCACGCCGCCAACAGTGCGGTAGATTGCCGAGATGCCCTTCTTGTGAATAAGGCGGTTGGCGATGGCGATGGCGAGGTGCGTTTTACCGGTGCCCAGGCTGCCGAGCAGCAACATGCAGCGCCCAGCCTTCAGGTGCTCCTCGAAGTTGTCGGCATATGCCTGGCAGATTTCGAGCGCCTCCTTTTGCTCGGGCGTGCGGGCTTCGTAGTTGGCGAACGACTTCTCGGCGAATCGGCGAGGAATGCGCGCCTTCTGGAGCTGCCAGTGCGCGAAGTCACGCAGCTTGTTCAGCCGATCCTCTTCGGCGCGCACCTCAGCGAAACAGGTCGGGCAAGAACTCGGCTCATGCCCATCGCGCAGAACAGAGATGTAGTCGCCGTGCTTCTCGCAGACGGCTGGCTTTTTGCCGGTCACCCCGAAACGGCGGTCGAGATCGGTCAGCGCAGTGCTCAATTCAGAAGCCATAGGTGCCATCCTCCCGCTCAGTCAGGCCTGCCTTGTAGTCGCGCTCGGCAAAGCCGGTGTGCCGCGATGCACCGGGGAACTGGTGGACGTTCGCAGCAGGCTTCACTTCATCGTTCCAGCGCTTCCCGTTGAGCCAGGTGGCGGCGTGCGGGATGAACTGGCCGTCGTCCTTCAGCCAGCTCTGGCAGGTGCAGTGCTTGGCCAGAGACTCGAGGATCTGAGCAAGCAGCTCGGCATCGGGATTGATCTTCGCGAAGGCCTTGCGGGCGTTGTCCTTGGCGGTCTTGCGCGGGTACAGCTTCCAGAAGGTTTCGAAGGCCTCGGCACACTCGGCAGTCATGCCCTTCGCGGCCTTTTGAGTCCCTGAATAATTCCCCTCAGCATCGGGAAGCTCGGACGGTTCCTCATTCTTGTGCGGGTTCTGGTGCTTCTCGAAGTTGTTAATCTGAATGCAGGCCTTGCCGTCGACTTCGTAGCGCTGGATGAAGTCGTGCTTGTCCAGCCAGGACAGCAGCGCGTCAGCGTCGATGCCGTCGCGGTATGGGAACACTTCGGCCTTGATGCGCAGCGGGCGGTCTTCCAGGATTCCGCGCCGGTCTGCCAGCGTCCAGAGGCCAATGAACAGGAGCGTGGCGATCGGGTCAGCCACGCCGAGAACTTCGTTCTTGAACAGTGCCGGTTTGATATTTCGAGCCCTCGCCATTTTATGCAGCCTCCTGCATGGAACGGGACGCCCACAGGCCAGCGATCCACTGGACGCCCTTGGGCGTGAAGCGGGCTTGCGCGAAGGCGTGGTTATTGCGCTCGGACGTTCCGGTCTTGACCTCGAAACGGCCGGCGTCGATGTGGTTCTGGTATGGGGTCAACACGCCGTTGAGGCGGTACATGACATGGCCGTCGATGAGCAGCTGACGCAGGTGGCGCTCATTGGCCTTGAGCAGCTTGGCGACCTGGCGGAAGGTCATGGTCCCGGCGTTCTCGACGTAGCGGTCGACGAACTCAACCTTCGGCGCCGCGATTGCCAGTTGGGCGGCCTGCTGTTCAATTCGCTCGGCCTGGTCAGCTGCCAAGCGAAGCGCTTCTGCAAACGTGGTTGGCAGGCTCGGCACCTGCATCGCCTCAAGCTCCTGCCAGCGGTCAACCAGGAGAGCAGTGAATTCGGGCGAAAGCTGAGCGACGATCACATAGCTGTCGCGCTTACCTATCAGGTACTCGTGATAGGTCTGCCCGTTCTGCTCGTGGGTATACGCCGACGGCGTACACTCCGAAACGACCCCGCGATCCAGCAAGCGATCAATCGCCCGGATCACGTCGGCGTGGCGCGACCCGACAAGCTGAGCGATCTCGCGGCTGCTCATGGTCAAGGCGTTTACAGCGGGTATTAGGTGTGGCATGATTTCGCTACCTCGCAACACGTAGTTGAAGAACCCGGTCTGATCCACCGGGTTTTTTATTGCCTGCCGTTTGGGTTTCAGTCCCTGGTCAGGCCCTATTCAGGCTTTCGCCGAAAAGGTCTTACGGTTCCCCGCTTCGCTGATGGCCGGGTGATTCGGCTAACGGCCTCGTTCAGGTCGCGCTCCACCTCTTGTCCCAGCAGTTCCTCGGGGGTCATTCCTCGTCGTGCAGCTGCCTTACGCAGCATTTCCAGCTCATCCCCGTAGAGATAGGCGGGCAGATCTACTTTTTGAGGCACAAGCCCCTCCTCGGGGCCTTCAGGCCGCGGTTACTTCATCGCTATCCTCGGCAGCCAGGCGCTCCAAAGCGGCCTCGACCAAATCACGAACCAGCACCGCCTTCTGTGTGCGGTGAAACTGAGCCAATGCGTCAATCAGCTTGTAAGTGGCGTCATCTACGCGCAGCTTGATCTCGCGGTCGCGTAGGTGGTTGGGGTCTGCATACATGGCAATTTCCTTCTGCGAGGATGAAGTGTGTGAAAAAGGAATCAGGCAGCGGTCTTGACGCGCTTCAGGGCCGGACAGAGGTCAATGGCCTTGAAGGTTCCGTCGGTGACCTGTTCAGCAGTCATGGCGGGGATAGGCCCCATGCCGCACTTGCCCCTGACCCAATCCGAAACAGTGGTTTGGTGGACGCCGAGAGCCTTGGCAGTCAGCTCCTGCGTTCCGAAGTGCTCAACGAGCTGTCTGTAGATGGCGTTCATTTGGCGTCCCTTTACGGCAATGACCATATCTTAGAATACGGTCATAACCTTTTGCAAGCACATGGTCAATACCGTGAGAATTCAGGGATGAACTTCGGACAGCGACTCAAGGCGGCGCGTAAATACGCCGGCCTCACACAAACCCAGCTTGCGACCAAGGTAGGGATGGACCAAACAACCATCTCCGACCTCGAGCGCGGGAAATCAAGCTCATCCTCGTTTTGCGCCAGCATCGCGCGAACATGCGGGGTGGATGCCTTGTGGCTGGAGACTGGACAAGGCGACATGCTGCCTAAAGAATCTACCAACCCCACCGATACTGGGGGAAATGTAGAACCACTTCAGGTTCATGAGGGCACGGTCATCCAGCTTGGTGAAATCCAGAAGGTGCCGCTCATAAGCTGGGTAGCAGCCGGGACCTGGAGTGAGGCTATCGACCTTTACGAAGTAGGCGATGCTGAGGTTTGGATGCCCTGCCCTGATCCGATTGGCCCGCGCGGCTTTGCGCTGCGCGTCGAGGGTGACTCAATGACGAGCCCCTACCCTGGTTACGAAAGCTACCCGCACGGGACTTTCATTTACGTTGACCCTGACGTTGCGCACAAGTCCGGTGACCCGGTTGTCGCAAAGCTGCCATCAAGCAATTCGGCCACGTTCAAGATCTTCATCGAGGACGCCGGCCGGTTCTACCTGAAGCCGTTAAACCCTCAACACCCGATGATCCCTATCACCGAAGAAACGCACATTGTCGGCGTGCTCGTAGGCTCTTACCGAAAACGGTAATCCTGACCAACCCGCGCCCGGCCCGGCAGGGCCTGTTGAGGGAATCAGGAATCAGGAATCAATGAAGAGGGAATCAGGAATCAGCCCGAGCGCTACCGAATAAATCGGTACTACTACCGATAAAATCGGGCTTTTTCTGGAGCGATACCGATTTCCTCGGAATTTCAGCTACTTATCGCACCTCTATCATCTCTCCCTGACCCTTTGTAGTCGCGCCTGTACCTGGCAAGCTCCCTTCGTAGTACCTTCCGCGCTCTCTCTGACCCTAGCTCCTCAATCAGCAGGCGCACACTAAGCGCGGCCATCTCTTCGGCCGTCGTTGGCGTAACGTCTACCCGCTCGCCCTGCCAGGTGGCTTTCACTGAAGCCATCAGAAACACCCTTGGCATGTGATCGACCTCTAAATTTTCGTTCTGTCTCGTCACCTTTCGTCGCCACCCGAACTCGAAAATTCCTCCCAAAAAACCGATATGGAGAAAAATATGGTTAAAACCGTTGACAGTGAATACGGCATAGACCATATTTGCTCCCACAGACGCCGAGGCCCTCAAAAAGCACCGGCGCAAAGGCAGAGATGCCCTGGCTCCGGCCTAAAGCTCTTTACACAACTTGGGAACATCGCGGCGGGGTCTGCTTCGGCATACAGCGCGATCAACAAATTCCCCGCCCCATGCCAGCTCTGGAACTGGCCGTGGCTCCACATGCAGCCACGCGAAGTTGCGCAACCGCCGCCCTGGAAGACGCCAGTAGCTGACCAGGGCCTGAGACGACTCGGCATAGCGCGCAACGGAGAACGGAACATTCACTGATGCCGATTCGATGAGTCGGCATTGGGAATCAACCGAGCGCCGCGACACCCAACGCTCTCAGGTGGTAGTGAGAGCGCAGCGGATGGAAGAGGCGCAGTGGGCGGCTTGATGAATCACAACCGACGAGGGAAGCAGGATGGCTTACTACAAAACGAACGACCCGGCCGTTCTGGCCGCATGGAATCAGTATCTGCAGCAAGTGGATGTCCTGACGAAGAAGGGCGAAGAGTTCGCGGCGATGTTTCCAAACGCGAAGCCGCTGTTCTCGACAGACATTCACTCCGGCCGGCGCTTCTTCGGACTTGCCTTCACACCACAAGCACCGCAGCCGCTTTGGACAAAGCCAGACCCGAAATACGGGCACGTCCAGCGGCCTCGCAACTCTCTGCTAGCAGGCATCAAGGGTGAAGAGCGCAAGGCGCTGAAGGTCGAGCTGGATCAGCTGGCCGAGCGCTACAAGGCACACTCCCCGAAAGACAAAGCAGAGCTTGAGCCGTTCTTGGCTGCTATGGGGCTCGGCGGCGGGCGCCTGTTCTTCGCCGGTTACAAGCAGGTCGTCAAGGATGGCGTGGTTTACATCTCAACGTCTGCAAAGCCTAGCGAGACGATGACCGAGATCCTTGGCAGCGAGTTTGATGCTGCCAACGCCTAACCCCCCCCGCAGCTTGGCGACAGGCTGCAGCGGGGATTAACAGAATGGAGAGAGAGATGAGGACATACGTTGTTTGGTGCTCGGACCTGGGCCAGGAGCAGGAAGACGGCGCGACGATCACGGCGACTGACCCCGCCGATGCGGCAGAAGGGTGGGCGGAATGGCACGACCGCAGCAGTGCAGAATATCGGATTGCCAGCGGGCGCGAGGAGATCGTGATAGTCCGCGACGTGGATACCGGCGAGCAGCGCGAATGGATTGTGCGCGGCGAGGCGATGCCGTACTACACGGCGCAGCCTGGGGAGTCCGCGACGATCCGGGCGCAGGTGGCGCCGGGTCGGTGGGAGGATGTACCTAGACGTAGCGAGGCAAACAAATGAAATGGCAGCCGATTGAGACTGCACCCACAGACGGCACGCGCATCTTGCTACGCGGCAGGAACGGCAGGATTGCTGATGGACACTATGGGCAGCCGAATGGGTTTGCAAACCCTAAGCGGTTTGTTTGGCCGTACATCAATGCAACCCCGACACACTGGGCTCCGCTCGCGTTGATTGCTGCCGCCGCGGAATTGCTCGCGGCGGCAATGAAGGTGAACGCATTGAGCATCCAGACCGATGCGCACAAGGAATTGCGTGCCGCTATCGCCAACGCAACCGGTGATGACGATGCTGCGCCACTGGCGGCGGCAACATCACTGTCGATTAACCGCCCCATGGGCACCCATCAGCACATAGGAGGATGAGATGAGCGACACGCGCATCCGAGACATTGGCGAAGTCGGTAACTACTACGGCTGCCTTGCCATCAAGGAAGAAGGCGGCTGTTTCTACTGGTCGATTGAGAATTATGACGGGCACAACTGGGAGCCATGCCCTGAATACCTATTCAAGGCCCTCAGCCAGCACCAAGACGAGCTTGATGCTGAATCGAGCGCGCCATGCTAACCGGCCCCGAAGTCCTGATCCTCTGCGCCATCCTCGCAGCGCTGTACATGTGGGATTGGTGGCAGCGCAATAAACCATCCTGAACCAGCCAGGCCAGACCCCCAGGTCTGCGATAACCGTACGGCGCGCGGTGCTGGTAGCGCCACGAACAAACCGCCGAGCGCAGCGGCCCTTCGGGATACCTGCGACGAGGATCAGCCGGCCAGTGCCTCGATTGCTAGAAAACCCCGGCAGCCATCTACGGGATTTCCCACAGCTTTGCCCGTCGAGATGGCCGAATGGCTCACGTAACGAGCCTTTCCCCTCCTACCCCCAGCCCGCATCGGGACGCCATTCATCTCTCACTAACCGTTTGGTCGCGGTTCGCGGATGGCGTCACCAATGCGGGTTCCTCTGAGGTAACAGCCATGAAGCACTACGGACCCATAGGGCGCCGCGAACAGCCGTGCCCGGATGACAGCGTTTCCGAGGCAGACCTGATTCACGAAGCGCTGCTTGAACACGACGAAGCAACCGTCTCCGCCTTCATCGACTACTGCGATGACCGGATCGACGAATTCCTCGAACACGAGGCCAACCGGCGCCGCGAACACGCCGAAGAGATCAAGCGGGAGGCAGCATGAAGCCTGAAGAAACCATCAAGCAGCACTTCCGCCTGATGCGCCAAGCCAGCTCGCAGGCGTTCGCCGACTACCACGCAAACGTCCTGTACGGATACATCCTTGGGATTCGCGAGACTGGCCAGATCAGTGCGGCGATGTTCTGCAGGCTCCACGGCATTATCCAGAAAGCCTGGGGAAAGAAAGTGGATCGCATCTATGGATTCAGGAGGGCGGCATGAGCAAGGAAGTGAAGCGGTACGACCCGTTCGGCTACGACGGTCTTAGCGCGCTGATGCATGAGGACGTGCTGGGCGATTACGTGCGGCACGAGGACTACGAAGCCCTTCTCGCTGAGCGGGATGCGAGGCTGCTGCAGATCGACACGCTTGCCGAGTGGTATTCGAACAGCCTGGACGTGATCAATGAAATCACTGCTGCGCTGCCCGGCGCTCACTACATGGATCCGCCAGACGGCGGAGACGTGTCGGTGCCTGAGCAGGTGCGGCGCATGGCAAAGGACGCCGAGAGGTATCGGTGGCTGCGCGAGTTCATAGACCAAAGCCCGCAAGCCATTGAACACCTGGCTTGTTCCGATGGCGATCTGATTGATGACGTTATTGACGCCGCCCTGCAAGGAGCCCAGCCATGAACATTCACAGCCTGAAGCATGACGCTCACGTTCGCCACCCAGGCCTGCCAAAAGCGAGCTGGATAAGCATCAACATCCGTGGCTTCTCACTGCGCCGGCCTCGATTCATGAAGTTCAGGGTCGCTAACGCCGTGACCTTTTGGGTGCTGGGAATAGAAGTTGTTATTCGCCGCCCTTGGCTCGCCGGCCCCGCCCGGCAGCTGCATCCCGAACTATTCAAAGGAGAGCAGCCATGACCCGGTGCCCTTTCTGCAAGCGCGACCCGTACCACTACGTCGATATTGGCGTTGGATTTCAGGCTGCGGCAGTGGACTGCTGTGATCTTGGTATCGGCCTTTTCGGTCGCGAGGACGGCGGACGCAAGGTAGCCCGCCGTGTGCTGCGCGATATGCAATCGCCTTCCCCACGAGCAAAGGCGCGGGCCATGAGGGTTCTGCGCGAATACGGAATGAGGCCGGAGAAGGCCACAAGGAGCAAGCCATGACCGCCTACGTCCTCAAGGAGCTGGCCGGCGCCCTAGGCATCACCGTAGCCGGATCGCTTATCGGAACTCTCGCCTACGTGGCGCTTATGGGGGGTGTGTGATGGCGTCATCGTACCAACGAGCACGCCGCTACGCCTTCTGGCGCGGCTTCGCAGTGACCCTTGCACTACTCACCGGCTGGGCTCTCGCTCACGGCCTTGCAGATCGAATCACCAACGGGGCGCCGCTATGAGAACCCTCCCCCTCCCCTACGACACCGGCCCGCACGACGACACCCCATCAGGCCACAGCTTCGCAGCTGCTTGGTGGACCCTTGCCGGGTTCGGCGTCCTTTCCGCAACGCTGGTTGTCGGCCTCATTGGTGAGGCGGCGATCTTTTACTTCTTCGGAGGTTGAGCATGAACAACCAGAACATGAGCATCTGGAGCCAGGTTGAGAAGACCGCCCCGGAAGCCACCAAGTCCGCGAAGGTCAACGGCCAGCAGATCACCTCGATCAGCGGCCAGCACATGATCAAGCGCGCCACGGAGGTGTTCGGTCCGGTCGGTATCGGCTGGGGGTGGACAGTGGCCGAGGAGCGCTTCGACCAGGGCGGCGAGATCCGTAACGACAAGGGCGAACTGATCGGGCACGAGATCGGCCACACCATCCGCGTGAAGCTCTGGTTCATGCAGGGCAACAAACGCGGCGAGGTCGAGCAGTACGGGTGCACACCATTCACCTACAAGAGCAAGTGGGGCGTCACCACGGACACTGAGGCGCCGAAGAAGTCGCTCACAGATGCCGTGAAGAAGGCGCTGGCGATGCTCGGCTTTAGCGCTGACATCTTCCTAGGGCTCTACGACGACCGCGACTACGTGGCTGAGCGTGAGGCCGAGGCCCAGCTTGAGCAGGCCGAGAACAAGGAAGCCGAGGTGGCGCGTCAAGCGCAAGAGCGGCTCGACTGGCTCAAGGCTGCACTCGACACGATGGCCGGCGCGCAGACCATGCACGAGCTTTCCAAGCTTCATGCCTCTTACGTTCGCAGCGCCACGCGCCGCAATGAAGACAAGTTCGTCAAGCGCCTAGCCCTGGCATTCGATGAGCGCAAAGCCCAGCTTGAGCAGAAGGAGGCGGCATGAGCGCACTCTACGAGATCACCGGCCAGTTCAAGGAGCTGGCCACGCTGCAGGAGACGGCCGACGAGGACCTGGCCGTCGCCATCCGCGACACGATGGCGGGCATTGAAGCCGAGTTCAACGATAAGGCGCTGGCCGCATCGCACGTGATCTTGAACTTTGACGCCGACGTTGCTGCGCTGGACAAGGAAATCGAGCGCCTGCAGGAGCGCAAGCGGCTCGTTACCAACCGACAGCGCGAGATCAAGGAGTACCTGCGCGAGAACATGGAAGCGTGCGGGATGACGAAGATCAGCTGCCCACTATTCACCATCACCCTGGCCAAAGGCCGCGAATCAGTAGTCGTGGATGACGAGAACAGCATTCCGGACGACCTGATGCGCGTGAAGACCGAGATCTCGCCAGACAAGGCTGCAATCGCCGCCAAGCTTAAGGCCGGCGAGGAAGTGCCCGGTGCGCGCCTGGAGCGCGGCCAATCATCCATCCGCATCAAGTAAGGGGCTATCAATGCCAGTATCAGAATTTGGCCGCATCGGTCGTGACGCCGAACTTCGCCACACCCAATCAGGAGATCCTGTCTGCAGCATCCCGGTAGCCGTGGACTACGGCCGGAAGGGACAGGACGGCAAGAAGCCAACGCAGTGGTATGAGGTGACCTTATGGGGCAAGCAAGCCGAAGGGCTGGCTGAGTACCTGACCAAAGGCAAGCAAGTGTTCTTCACTGGCACCGATCTGCACATCGAGACATTCCCCAAGAATGACGGCACGGAAGGCGTAAAGCTGGTTTGCCGCTGTTCTGAGATCAAGTTCGCCAGCGATGGCCAGGGGCAGGCGGCGCAACCACAGCGACAGCAGCCACAGCAGCAAGCACCGCGTCAGGCGCAGCGGAGCCAGCAGGCCGCGCCGCCGGATGATTTTGACCAAGACATTCCGTTCCGCCCACTGCAATACCTCGCCGGGGCATAAGCCCTTCAGGAGCGCCGCATGAAGCACTGTGCTAAGTGCGGCGATCAGAAAGCAGATACCGACTTCTATAACCGCGACAAGACCTGCAAGGAATGTCGCAAGGCAGCCGTGCGCGCGAATTACGCACGGAACCGTGAATCGTATCGCGAGTACGAGCGCCGCAGAGCAAACCTGCCACACCGAATCGAAGCCAGAAGGAACTATCAGCAAACCGAGAGCGGCAAGGCCCGCATAAAAGCCGCACAGCAGGCCTACACCCAGCGGAATCCTGGGAAAAGAGCCGCAGCATGGACGGTTGATAACGCTGTCAGGGACAAGCGGTTATGGAAGTCTCCGTGCTGCATGGCTCCCGGATGCTTCAGCACAGACCGTCTACACGGACACCACGTCGACTACGACAAACCGCTTTCGGTTGTCTGGCTGTGCGTCTCGTGTCACTCGAAACTGCATCGCGACTTCACCATGAAGCAGCGCGCCGCAGCCTGATCCACCCAGGGCGCCCAGCGCGCCCTCCTCCCCGGTACACACCCATGCAAGAGTTCAAGTACGACCGCGTGCACACGCCGGCCGCGCACGAGGCTGCGCGCCTGGAAATAGCGCAGAAGATGGCAGCGTTTGAAGCCGCTAAGGGTCCAGTAAAAACCCTGCCGATCCGCGTAGAGGAAAAACTGATCCCCTACCGAATCACCTGCCCGGAGAAGAAGCAGGCAGCGCGAGCCAAGGCCGTGGCGACCAGAAAGGCGCGATCGGTGGCGGCATGAGCAGGACATTGAAAGGCCGGCTTGTCCGGCGCGAGATCAACGGAGTCAGCGAAAAGCTCTGCGGCGGCTGCGACGAGTGGAAGCCGCTGGACGATGAGCACTTCCAGTTCATCAAGACGACTGGCGTCTGGCAGTGCTACTGCCGGCCGTGTCTGTACGCGAAGGCCATAGCGCGGGCACAGGCTCGCAGGAAGGCAGCATGACACGAGACGAATACCTAAGCCGCGCTCATGAGTTCGCGCCGCGTGGTGAGCGCCTGCCGCACGCCAGGCTGAACGCAGACCTTGTGCGCGCGATCCGCACCAACCGCCGCGGGCTCACTGCGCGCCAGTGGGCAGAACAGCTCGGCGTCCACCAGCGGACCATCGACAAGGTGCGCGACTACCGCAGCTGGCGGCACGTCGCCTAGGAGGGGAGATGACCTGCACAAGTCCGCTTGCTGGAAGGCGCCGCACGGAATACCGGCACTGGACGCCGGCAGAGGACGCAACACTGGCAGAACTGTATGCCACCAAGCCCATCACCGAGATAGCAGCCTTGATGGGACGCGGCACTGGCTCGATTCACAATCGCGTGTCGAAACTCGGACTGACCCGCCCTGATGAGTTCAAGGAAATCACCGGCTGCGGCAGGTTCAAGCCTGGCCACCAGACATGGAACTCTGGCCGCAAAGGATGGCAGGCCGGAGGCCGGGCCAAGGACACGCAGTTCAAGCTGGGTCACCGACCATCGAACACCTGGCGCCCCATCGGAGCGGAGCGCACCGACAAGGGCGGCATTCTCTATCGCAAGGTGGCGGACACCGGCAACAAGCGCACCGATTGGCGCCCGGTCCACGTGATGTTGTGGGAAGAGCACAACGGCCCCGTGCCGGCTGGGCATTTCCTCATCTTCAAGGACAGGAACCCCTCCAACATCGCCATCGACAACCTAGAACTAGTCACCCGCGCAGAGAACATGCGCCGCAACTCAATCGACCGCTATCCGCCCGAGTATCGCCAGGCAGCCATAACGCTCGGCTGGTTCAAGCGGAAGCTAAACAAACTGGAGCAGCACAATGAACAACCTCAGTGATCTGCGCGCCATCCTCGGCAAGACGATGGAGGGCGTGCTAGCCGGCACCTACTCGATTGAACAAGCGAAGGCCGTAGCCCAGGTCGCTGCCGAAGTGAACGCCACAGCGCGCCTTGAGGTGGACATGGCCCGCGCTACCGATGGCGACTTCCGAGGCTCTGGCTTCATTGACGTCGAGCCCCGCATTGCGCCGCGTGAGCCGCTACGGAGGATTGCTCCGTGACCGAGCTATCCGACACCGCCAAGGCCATCTGCGCCAAGCACTACAACTTCAAGTCCCGCAGCAGCTGCAACGCCTGCCCTCTCCAGCCCGAATGCCACAAGCCGGCCGCCACCATGACACAGGAGTCGTTGGACGAGTGGCGCGGGCGAGTGAACCGGCTGGCCCTTCCCCACGGCGAGGCCGAATGCCTTGCGGTGCAGGAGTCGCTGCCGCTGTGAACGCACCCATCTTCTGCCGCACGGACGGCAAGCGGATCGGCCAATGCGCCTGTTTCCGCTGCCGCCCACCGGAGGCCCCATGCGACCCAAGACCCAAATCTGGCTGCACAAGCCGACCAACACCCGCCACTACATTGCCGGATCGAACGGTGCCGCGTTCCTGATGCAGGCGCTGAGCGGCTTCCGATGGGCACCCGAGGCGGAACTCTGCAATCACGACATCTGGAGCAAGGTATGACCAAGCATTACTTGAAGGAACTGGCAGCCATGGGCGCTGAGCTGGGGGCTGCGAAGGCGGAGGTGGAGCGGCTGCGCGGGCTGTTGCGTGAGGCGGCAATTACCTTGGATGGATGGAGGAATACCGATGAGCTGGATGATCTGGCAGAGAAAATCACTGCCGCACTAACCCAGCAGGCCGAGCCCACCGACACCTACACCGCCGTCGACATGGCCACAGCCGCAGCGCAGGGGTTCAGGGATGGGCAGGCGGCAGTAGAGCAAGCCCCAGCGCAGGATGAGCCGCCACAAAGCGGCATCACCATCGAGAAGGATGTGTTCGGCACCGTCCACATCAAGCTGGGCGACTTCGACTACATCCAGATCCAGTATCAGTACCCGTACACCGACAACGCCAGCCAGAACGCGCTGGCGAAGCGCATAGCCGAGCTGCTTACCCGCCCCGCGCAGACCGAGCATCAGCCGGTGGCTTGGATGCTTGAAGGTGCCGTTGGTGGCAGCTGTTTGGAGTTTCAGCAGAGCGACTTATTCGATAGCCAGCGGCGCTATGGCGGCTGCATGGTGCCGCTCTACGCCGCCCCCATCGCGCAGACCGCCCCGCAAGGCAAGTTCCGTATGGGCGACCTCGTGCGCAAGACCTCCGGCAGCGAATGGCAGGGCCGTATCTGCGGCACCTACTCCACCGCACTGACCCCGGAAGGCTACGCCGTAGAAAGCGAGGCCCACGCCGGCAGCGTGCAGATTTACCCCGCCAAGGCGCTGGAGGCAGTGGAATGAGCAAGGTATTGGTTGATCCCGCTACGCTGGAAGAGGCGGCAAAGTGGCTTGAGGTTCACTCGTCAAGCTCAGGAAGCGCCGAGGCTTTCGCAGCTGAGGCATTGCGCGAGGCCATTGCCCAGCCCGCAGAGGCGGAAGGGGTGGAAGTTGTGGCGTGGCGCTACACCAGTAGTCAGGCGTTCGGTCGCCGTGATCGTCGCTGGCACTACCAAGAGACATCCCCGGAGGATGGTGCCAGGCAGGTGCAAGAGATCGGGCAGCTGGACGCACTCGTTCGCGAGTCAGACCACCTCGCCGACCTGTCATCCGTGACCGCCGAGCGGGATAGGCTGGCAGCTGAGAACGAGCAGCTGAAACACGTTCCGGCACAGGAACTGCTTGAGCGGGTCGAGGCGCTGCGGAAGGACAAGGCGCGCCTAGATGCCATCGAGCAAGAGTGCTGGGACGTGCGGTTACTCAGTAGTCCGAACGGCGATGCTGGCGACAGCAGCATCAGCATCGAGATCGTCGGGCACTTCATGGCTGAGCCGTGTGAGCGCGTAGTTGGCGAGAACTACAACGAGAACCTGCGTGCCGCGCTAGATCAGGCGATGACCGCAGAGGCATATCCGCCGGCACGCCCGGAATACGACGAGTACGGGCGTCCGCTGATCGCCGTCATGGCTGCGAAGGAGTCAACGCATGAAGAATAACGTCACATTACCAATGTCCTGCGTAGTCGACGGCCGCACTTGGAACCTGTTCACGTTTGATTTCTATACACCAGACGGAATATTCAGCAGCTATTTCTACGCCATATCGGAAGAGCATGCCGCTGCCCTGCTGGCCGACATGAAGGAGACCGCTGAACTAAAGGGCCAGATGATAGAGGCAGGAATATGAGCAGGATTAGCCAGCATCCAACTGAGCGCGACCGATACGGACTTAATATGGCACTTGCCGCCTTTGCTCGCCGAGAGCAATTGTACCCCGGCGCAGCAGACTTAGTGCGATGCCTTCTGGATCAGATCGACAACGAGCACGCAGCAAAGGAGCCAGGCTACGACGCCCTGCTTTGCGAGGTAGGGGCGCTGCGAAAGGATGCGGAGCGGCTTGATTGGATGGACGGATACATCGTCAGCGCCGACAGCGAGGATACCGGGAAGATTGCGTTTAGCTCTAGCAGGGGCGCGCTGCGCGAATGCGTAGACGCCGCCATGGCTGCGAAGGAGGCGTGAATGGGTCGCCTAGAGCTACTGGCTCGCCGATTCAAACAGCGCTTCCGCGGCGCAACCTACTGCACCATCGAAAACCGCAGCACACATCAATTCTCCGTCACCGGCCGCCAGTCATTCGTGGTGCTGCTCCGCTGCGAGAAGTGCGGCCAGCTGGCCACATGGGACCCGATCACAGGCTTGACGGCCTAACCCCCTAACCCCACCCAAACACACAGCCTGCCGGCGAGAGTCGGCGGGGAGGATTTGCACGTGCCTGTAATTCCATTCATGCGCCCCGTTACCGAGCCGCCGCCTGCCGGTAAGCCGATTCAGCTTTTCCTTAAAGACGGCAGGACGCGCGCAGCCACAACCTCATTAGTCTTCATGGGAAATGAGTGCTTCTTCATGTGGTACGACGCCCAAACACGCAAGTCGATAGCCGTCGACAAGATCAAAGGATGGGCGCCGGCTCAGCTCGCCTAACCCCACACGCAGCAGGAGATAGACATGCAGCACACAGACAAGGCAATAGCAGAGTTCGAGGCGTGGTGGGACAGGCAGCCGTTCCGCGAGCAGTTCGAGGATTTGAAGCAACAGTTCTGCAACGTGGCGGTGGCGTTCTACCAGAAGGGGCGGGAGGACTTGGTGATCGAGCTGCCGTCAGCCGAAGACTATGCCGCGGCGAATGAACTGTCATACAGCGAAGGAATTGCTGATTGCCGCGCCGCCATCGAAGCAGCCGGCGTAACGGTGAAGGAGTAAAGCGATGGCCCGATATCAGACCATTAAGCGATTCTCAGAGGCAACCGGCTACACTGAGCACGCAATTCGGTCCAAGCTCTCGAAAGGAGTCTGGCCCCTGGGTGAAATCTGGATCAAGGCACCAGACGGCCATGTGCTGATCAGCGTGGAAGGGTACGAAGCATGGGTGGAAAGCGGAATGGAGTCCGGCGCGCGTCAGCCTCCAGCATTGAAATCAGTTTCATGTATGAAGGCGCGCAGTGTCGCGAGCGTCTCCCACTTGAGCCCAGCCCCGCTAACCTGAAGCGTGCCGAGAAGCACAAGGCGGCGGTAGAGCTTGCCATCTATAACGGAACCTTCGACTACGCGGCGACTTTCCCCAAGTCAAAGCGCGCTGTAAAGCTCGGACATCAGACCGGGCTGATTCCCCTATCCGACTATCTCGACAAGTGGCTGGCCCGAAAGGAGGCGCATCTGAAGGCGTCCACCCTGGACGGCTATCGCAAGATTATCAGTGGCGTATTGGTGCCGAGGCTGGGCCATGCGCCGCTGGTGACGCTCACACGCAAAATGGTGCGGGATGAGCTGACGAAGATGGACGCCTCGAACAAGCGGCTGGCCAACGTGCAAAGCTGCTTGCGGTCGGCGCTCAATGATGCGGTCGATGATGAGCTGATCGAATCGAACCCGCTGGCCGGCTGGACCTACTCAGTGAAGGGCAAGCCCAAGGCGGAAGACGAGATCGATCCGTTTACCAAGGAGGAGCAGACAGCAATCCTGGCGGCGGCGACCGGCCAATACCGGAACCTGCTTCAGTTCGCGTTCTGGACCGGGCTTCGCACGTCGGAACTTGTGGCTCTGGAATGGGGGGATATTGACTGGCTACGGGGGGAGGCGCGGATATCGCGAGGATTGACTAAGGCGGCCAAGGAAGCGGAGCTGCCGAAGACGGCGGCGGGATTGCGGGACGTTAAGCTGTTGCCAATGGCGCTGGCGGCACTGGAGAGCCAGAAGGCGCACACCTATATAGTAGGCGGGCCGGTCTTCCATGATCCGCGGTACAACAAACCCTTCGACGGCGATCAGGCGATAAGGAAATCATTCTGGATCCCGACCATCCGCAAAGCGAAGGTCCGCTACCGGAACCCGTACCAGACCCGGCACACTTACGCATCGATGATGCTGAGCGCCGGTGAGCATCCGATGTGGGTAGCAAAACAGATGGGCCACAGTAGCTGGGTGATGATCGCCCGCGTGTATGGTCGATACATTCCGAACGACGGCGACACGTCCGGCAGCAAGGCGGCTGAGCTGTTCGGGACGCCGGTTCAAATCCCTATGGAGGATTCAAATGCAGGATGATGAATTGCTAACGCTGGCAGCGAGAGCGGCAGGGCTGAAGGCGCAATACAGTAATAACTGGGGAGACTTCTCTATCGGCGAGCCTTACTCTGAAGAAGAGGTCAGGTGGAACCCGCTCGAAGACGATGGCGATGCGCTGCGGCTGGCGGTGAAGCTGAACTTGTTGCTCGGGCCGGAGTTTTCCCATTATCTGTCGCTAGAGCGATTCGCTCACCAGGACCAAGACGATGCATTCGCTACCCGTCGCGCCATCGTGCGAGCGGCTGCCGACAAGGCGCAACAAGGCCGTTTCAGCGACATTTCAGCCACCACACCGCTACAAGCCAGTACCGACGCGGACTGACCGGGGGTTCAAATCCCCCCGGCTCCACCAAATAAGCCCCAGAATACGGGGCCTCCAGCGGAAAAGGTTGCTGAAAGTAGCTGAAAATATGTCCCGGTTAGTCGGGGTTTCAGCAACATTTCAGCAACCTTTTTTGTTTCCCCTCTCAGCCCGTCCGGGCAATCTCAATTCCCCTTCAAGGCCTCAACCAGTCCAGCCTTGCCGGCAGCGCACTCCTTGTACATGCCGGCCAGCTCGATATCCATCAGCAGCAATTCGCCCATGTCGACCTTCTCCGGAGTCGGAGGGATCGGCGGGCACAACTGCAGCAAGCCGGCGTCAATTCTTGCGGGCTGACTCGAGGAGCACGCGGCCAGGCTCAGGAACAATGCAGTCGCGATAAATAGTTTCACGCAGCACCTCCGTGCGGCCTTGCTGGTAGATGGTCTTGTTCTCGATGCGGATCCCCCCGATGGCCTCCAGCGTCTTACCGGAGACTTCGCGCACGAGCTCGGCAGCGGCCTCCTGTGCAATGCGGTCGCGCTCTAGGTCATAGGCAACCTTCCAGGCGTGAACCTGCCAGCCGACGGCGAACGACAGCGCAGCCAGTGCCACATAGAGAGCGGCGCGTAACTGCAGTCCGGTTAAGTCGAACATGTCACCTCCTCCATCGCTTGTTCATATAGAGCCCCCCAGGTGTGCCGATGCGGCTTGCCCGGCCTCCAGACGCGAAGGTACAAATCCCATGCGCCCTGCTCGTCTCCCAATGCAGGCAACGGCTTCGGATCGGTCCACAGCAGCAGTCTGGCGAACGCCGCAGCCAGAACATCGTCATGCTCAAGCGCGGCATAGACGGCGCTCTCGGTCGCGATGACGTTACGGGCCCGGCAGACGGCTAGCGCATGCTCACGGCTTGAGCGATGACGCAGCACGCCACGCACACCGCCGCCCTGCTCGAACTGCCAAAAGCCACGAGCAGGCCCGCCGATCTGCCGCCGATGCTCGAACCGACTTTCCTGCAGCCCGATAGCCAGCAACATAATCTCGGCCTCTCGGCTAGACATGCGCGCAGGCAGCATCGCGAGAGCGGGCGCTATGGCTCGCTCTCGGATTTCAGAGAGGGTCATGGGAAACTCCAGGCAAAAGAAAGCCCGCGCGCGGCGGGCTGAGTGAAAATTACTTCCAACGACCGACAGATATAACGTCGACTGAATAAGTTTGCGCCGCCGAAGCTTTAAGCTTCACGGTGAATGCGGTTGCTGTGCGCGTGCAGCTCAGGCGCTCAAGGTTGAAAGCATCCGTTGAACTCGCGCCGATAACCGTTGCAGTGACATGCGGCGCCTCAACCCATGCGGCTGTTGAAGGGTAGTTGGTGGCGAGCGTGGCCAGCGTCGATGCGGTAGCGTCAACAGCCACGCTGTGCCGGTGAATCATCGTTCCATCGGAAAGCTTTGTTACTGTTCCAAGCCCGCCCGACGACATCAGGGCCTCTTCTATGAACAGGCCGCCCGTGCTCTCGCGCTTAGCGGCAGGCGTGTTCACCAGGCCAATGGTACCAGATGCCAGGCTAGTGCCGCCGCTGATCGTGTTGTTGGCGACGAACGTTCCCGAAACGCTGTTGAGAAACAGGATTTGCTTGTCCCCGGCACGATTCTTGAGCACTTTGCGTACCACTGCAGAAGCGCCCGAAGAGGATACGGTTTCACCAGTCGCAAAGGTTCCGGTCACTGCGTCCACTCGAACACTCAGCGCGTCCAGCGCTGCATATCGTACGTTACGGGCTTCGACCTGGGTCTGATACGCGCTGAGATTGAATTGTCCGCAAGTGTCCACAACACCATTGGCCAATTTGCCTCGCGCTGCGCTGTCCGAGTAGTTGATGCCGTACTCGCCAGCGTTGCGAACACTGAAGCCGTCGATGGTCAGGTCTTCAGTCGAGGCACCCACCGAGATGCCGTTCCGGAATGCACCGTCAACCAGGAGATTGGTTGCGACGGAGCCAGTGGCCGGGAAGCCAGTATGCCCGAAGTTGACGCCGTGGTTCTCGCGCGAGCGAGTCGAAATAATGTTAGCTAGTGATCCGTTCTTGGTGTCAAACCCAACACCAGACGCGCCAGCGTTATCGACAGACGCCCGCAGCACGCTGTTGTTCTCACCACTGACCTGCAGCCCTGAATACTCGTCGCCACCATCGTAACCCTGGGCATGCCCGAGACTCACGGTGCTGCGCACACATTCACGGAGCTGAATCCCTTCGCGCCCCCACTTGTCCAACAGACCCACAGACACGGCGGCGCGCGTGGATCGGTAGATTAGGACGCAGCCGGTAGAAGAATCGCGCACCCCGTCAACGGTTGCAAACGCCCCCCCGGCCGGCGCGTAGTGGTCGTGGATGTGGCGCACGTTGACCTGTAGGTCATTACAGTCGAGCATGTAGAGAAGGTGCGTGCCGATAAACCCAGACTGGCCCGCTGCGTTGCCGTCTATCTCATTGACGTCAATCGTGATTCCGCCTTTACCGGTTGCGTAGAACATGCGATCAAAGTCCACGCACGCCGAAGGCAATTTGGCACACCCTCGAATCTCTACAGATGCGCCTGCCTGCAATTCGATATTCTTTAGTACGACAGTTCGGCCAGACGGAATAACGAGCCTATTCAGTTCCGCCAACATAGCAGAAGCGGCGGCGCTGTCGTCTGTTATCCCGTCCGCGACTGCCCCGAAATCTAGGACTGAACGATTTACATCAAGCCATTCATTTAGCTTTCTGCCCTTATAACCAACCATGCCGGCGCCAGTTTGGCTGGCTAGCTCCTGCCGCATTACGGTATCGTCCCGCAGTTTGGCAATAAACGACGCATGCGTGCGCAGATAGTCGTCTGCGGTGATAGGTGATTCGGTGCGGGCTGGCGAGTTGCTGGACGCAGTTGTAGAAAGCTCAGTTATACTGGCCGGTACTGGCATGGAAGACTCCGATTAACAGGAATAGGGTTGCGCCGTGGAATTCTCAGAGTTCACGTTTATTGACTGGATGATTGTTAAAGCCGTAATTGTCGTGTGCGCGGCGGGCGTCTACGGCTTTTGGCTTGGCCTTACTGGGCGATAAGCACTGGCGCTGCCCTTGATGCGCCGAGAAGCCCGGTGCGAACTGCGCTGCTGGTGCCTGGCGCGGCCTGATTGGTGACCATCGACCGCAGCAGGCCGCTGTTCAGCGCCGAGTTTGCTGCGCGACCACCAGCCATAAGGCCGGCACCGATAGGCAAGCCGCCTAGGCCAGCGCCGACGCCTATGCCAGTCGAGCCAATGATTAGCCGCTGCAGTGCGCCGTGCGGGCTCTCTCGGGTGACCATGAACTGTGCCGCGATGTCAGCCAGCTCCTGCAGATCTGGGCTATTGACGTTCTTCATGTTCGCCAAGCGAGCAATGGAAATGTCACCCTCGGCGCCGTTCTTGGCGATCTTCTCCAGCTTAAGCATGTTGCCGTATTGCTGGCGGGTCGCTGCAAACTTGGCCGCCTCTTCCGGGCCAAGGCTGCGATCCAAGGCGCCCATTAGCGATTTCTTCAGGTCAAGCGCGTAATACGCCTCGGGCGAGTTGCGCTTGCCGATTCGATCCAGGGTGCGCTTGATGTTGTACGCCGCTTGGCCGTCGATCTCGCCGGAGGCTGCCTTTGCCATGATGTCGTCAATCTGGCTCTTGATGATCCGCTCGCCGTCGCTGCCCAGCTCTCGCGAAGCACGGCTTGCATGCTCTGCCAGGTCGTCAAGAAACGTCTGATCGACGCGAACGCGGTTGTTCTTGAGCACGTCATCGAACTTTCCGCCAAGCTCGGCGCCGGCCTTTCGCAGTGCCATGGTCACGTTGTCCGAGTCCTGCCCGAACGTGCGAGCCAAGGCGCGGTTGAGCTGGCTTGTCATACGCTCCTGCGTTGCTGCGCGACCGCTCAGCGGCATGTATTCCAGCGAGGCCGCCAGGGCATTCAGTGGCTTGCTGTTGGCGATGCGATCAGCTGGGATCTGCACACCAAGCGCTTTTGCGCGGTCCGCCAGCGCGACCACTTCCGGCGCGACCTCGCCGCGCACAGCACGTCCAGCGCTTCTCATGCCTGAGCCGACCAGCTTTGCGCCGACCGGCAGCGCACCGCCAACCGCTGCGCCAAGGGCCGCGTCTTCAGGATTGACCATTCCAGCAGCTACGCCGCCGACGGCAGCCCCGCCAGCGGCGCGCGTGGCGAGTCCTGCGAGGCCAGTCTTGCCGGCAACATTCAGGCCGCCAGTACTCAGCGCACTAACAAGCGACGGAGCCGCGCCTGCAGCACGTGCACCGCCAGCCAGGGCCGGGCCAGCGCCCGCCGTGCCTGCAATCTCGCCTGCGATCTTGCCGGTTTTGTAGAGCATGGAATCAGGCTGCGCGCCCATCTCCCGAAGGCCGCCATCGATGCCGGCGCGACGCTCGCGGTTCGACTCCAGCGACAGCCCCTTTCCGGCCAGCGCGTCCTTGGCCATGTCGTAGGGCGCAAGGATCGTCGAACCGATGGAGCCAGCACCGCGTACAGCTCCCGCTAACAAATTGCCAGCCCCCTGGCCGGCAGCCTGCAGCATGGATGGCTCAGCGGCAGGCTCTGGCTCATCCCAAACGATCGCGCTGGGATCAATGGCCGCGGGCGCAGCCGGCTCGTCCCATACGATCGACTTCGGATCAATCGCCATATTCCATGCTCCCGTCTGAGTATTGAACGACCCTGCGGCCGCTGGCGTCGCGCCCGGTTCGGACTACGGCGCGCTGACTTTGCTGCTGGCTTTGCTGCTGCGGAGCCTGGCCGCCACCCAAGCGCGCCTTGGCCTTCTGCATGACTTCGCGCAGATCCATTAGCGAGCGCTGGAACTCTTCGTCGCTTTGCGCACGGTTCAGGCGAGCCATTGCGTCCGTGGCCTTCTTGCCTTCCACTTCTGTGATCTGGCCGCCGCCTTTGAGCGATTCGAACGCCTGCAGGAACGCTGTGCCGCCGATCTGATCCAGTACGACCTGGAAGTCACGCGGAGTAGTGCCCGGCACGTAGTTGCGCGGGTCGAGTACGCCAGACAGGCCCGTAGCAGCTTCGCGGCCAGGATGCTGCAGTGCCTTGTCGATGACGCCAAGCTGAGCAGCGATAGACGCTTGCTGTGCCTCCTTCGACCGGTTGCGCTCCTCACGCTTGCCCTGCAACTCCTCGAGTTTCAGCTCCTTCTCTTGGATGTTTAGGCCCTGCATGATCTGGTTCGCTTCGCGGGCGATCTGGTTTTGTTCTGAGCGAATCCCCACGCCAGCCCAGCCGCGACTGCTCGCATCACGCTCAGACGGCGACATGCCGACGTTAAACGCTTGGCCAGCAGTAGGCTTCACAAACTGCTTCATGTCGCCCGTATCGACCAGCTGCGGCGCGACGTAGCCCGACAGGCCGGAGCCGACTTGCTGCCCGTAGTCGTCCAGCTGGACCACCTGCTTACCGCCACCCGGGCCTTCAATCTCTTGCGTGCGGGCCACCTTGGCGCGGCCGGCGTTCATGGCATCGCCGTAGGCAATCACGTCCTTCGGCCCGATGCCGAGTTTCAGCGCAGCCATGGTGTCAAATTTCATGCCGCCATCCGGGCCTTGGGTGTATAGCGTCGGAATTGCGGCCTTGACTCGCTCGGCCTGCTCGCGCTTCTGCCGTTGCTCGTCAAGCGCACTGGCAGCGCTATAACCCGTGATGCCAGCCAAGCCAGCGCGGCCGATGTTGTTGATAGGCGTGTTGCGGTTAGCGCCCGCCAGACCAGCAAAGCCAGCCGCTAGCAGACCTTGCCCCATCGGGGACTTGGTGAAGTCAAGAAGCCCCTTCATGGATTCCATCAGACCATCCTCCGGCCGTTGCGTCGTTGCGCGCGCGCCTGAGCATCTGCAGCCAGCATCGGATCATTCGACCGGCCAGCAATAGCTGCAAGCGTCTCAGCGCCACCCTGCCCTACAGTGGGTGCCGGAGCCTGCACGCCAGGCTCTTCGGAGCCGCCGCCCATAGACCCCATCATCGTGTTCATTAGCGGCGCGTAGGTGTTTGCAGTGCCCAGCAGTCCCTTCATGCCGCCCATGAATCCGGCACCGCCGCCACCAGGTGCGCCACCAGCAATTGCAGAGTTTCCAATGGTTCCAGACACCAATGGCTGACCAAGCCCAAAACCAGCAGAAGGAGCGCCTGCGACTGCAGAGGCCGCTGGCGCTGCTCCTGCCGCGCCTCCGCCAAGCAAACCGCCAAGCGCAGGCGCTGCAGCACCGCCAAGAGCACCAAGGCCGGCGCCCATGAGCGCACCCTTAAGCGGCTTTTTGCTGGTAAGCGCGCCGCCTGCTGCGCCAATTGCCATCGGAATCAGTAGTGGGAACATTATTTGCCGCCTCCGCCTTTTTGCGTGGTTGAGCTGCTAGCGCCGAGATTGGAGCCGAACACACCGGACATGGCGGCCAGTTGCTTGTACGGCAGATCCTGCTGTTCCTGAAACTGCTGATATTTGAAGTCCAGCCCCTGCTGCGCCTGATCCTGCTGGACCTGGCCGGCGTTCATGAGCTGGCCGGCGTCTTGGTACGCCTGATTGCCGAACTGCTGCGCCATGCCGATGCTCTGCATCTGCCGCGCGCGGTCGCCTTCGTAGGCTTGGCCGTACATTTGCGCGGCCACGTCACCCAGGTTGTTGGCGAACTGCTCCTGCAGGCCGGAATTGCCGAAGCTGCCCGAGGACACGGCGCCGGTATTGAACTGCGAGCGAACCGAGTCTTGAGCCTTGCCCACCATCTGATCCAGGTAGGGGTTGGTCTGCCCGCCTTGGATGTTCTGGTTCAGCGCCGCCTCGGCGTTGTCCATCGTCTGCGAGCCGCTCATGGCGCGCTGCTGGATCATGTCCAGGCCTTGCTGCTGCGTGCCGTTGAGGTCGGCGAAGCGGTTTGCTGTGTAGGGGTTGAACTGCTGATTGCCGAGGTCCATCGCCTTTGCCGAGTAGGCCTTGGCGAGCGGCTTCAGCTCTTGCGGAATGCTCTGCGTGGTCGTAGAGCTTTGTTTGCCGCCGCCTCCGCCGCCGTGCGGTCGGATCTTCTCGCCGGGCAGGGTCGGCCAGCCGCCAATGGACGGGCCTCCGAACTCGGCGCTTAGCTCATGGTTGAGCTGGTCGAGGGTCATCACAGTTGCACCTCCAATGTTTCATAAACGGGCGCAAACCCGGCCAATCGCTTGTAAAGTCGAGCCTGCGCAGGCTTGGCGGCGCATCTCAGCGCGGAACAGCCATGCGCCTCGGCCAGTGCCTTGGTTTCGTCCACAAAGCGCTCAAAGTGACCGCCGGGCGCCCACAGCTCGTATACGTAGAGCACCCGAATATTCGGCAGCTGCTCGATGCCAAGCACGGCCCAGCCGACTATTTCATTGCAATCGGGGCCGCCATCGTCCATGCGAACGAGGATTCGCTCGCCGCGGCTGAGCATCATCTTCAGCTGGTCTCCGGTAATCTCGCCGCCACTGGTGGCGCAAGCCTCAGCCAGACGACAGGCGCCCTCTTTCCAGGCGCGGTCGATATGCGTCGACGGCACCACGATCAATTTACTCATCAGGCCCCCGTCAGAAACCGGCACTCGACCCACGTACCCGGCGTGCCGCCGGAGACGCATTGCCAGCCGTGAATCACGTATTTGTTTGGTGAAGTACCCAGCTCGACCGGTGCGCTGTTGCGCACAAAGTCGCCCTGAGCCCAGGAGCCACCGGTCGGAGCAGTCGTCAGTGCGTTGTAAGCCGCCGCGATGCGCCCCTCGGCCAATTGGTTGATCTGCACGGCGTGCTCGCGCAGCACCCGCTCAAGGATCGGGTCGTTTTTGGCGATCCGGGGCGTGGCATTGATCCGGCTCATCGGCGACCTGCTGCTTTGAATTTGGCGTTCATATGGGTCACGCGGACGGGGCCGACGAAGTTGATCGTCGCCTGGTGCCAGCGCGCCGCACGCAGGGTGTCGAACTTGCCGTCATTCATGGCCCCGCTTGCGCCTGCCGTGAACACGCCGCCGCTGTTGGTCATGTGCCAGGCTTGCGCTGTCGCGGAGGCCGGCGCCGTGGCGTAGCGGAGGCGGATCTGCTGTAGGCGCGAGACAGCATCGTCGTCGCCTACCTCGCCCGTCGTCAGGCCGCTGGATAGCGATTCGCCCGCGTAGCTCTTGAGCTGGTTGCTGGTGTCGAAGATCGACAGCACCCGCGCACCGGCCGCCCAGAATGGCGAGTCAAAGCCCACGGGCGGCAGGTCGTCATAGGTGGCGCCGTACTGGTCCCAGGTGTCATAGGTGACGCCGGATGAGACGTGAATCAGCGCCGCCTGAATGTTGCGATTGGCCCGCCCCCACTGCTTGGTCTGGACGTGATAGACCAGCGCCGAATCGCACTCGGTCGCACCCGCGGACGGGTAGAAGACCCACACGCGGTTGTTCTCGCGGTCGAAGACGCAGGCGGTTTTGTAGAGGTATTCGGCGCTGGCGTTGTCGACGAACCAGCGGCGCACCACGCCGTCGCCAATCGGGACCGGGCGCGTGCCGTCGAACAGGTAGAAATTGTCGGGGCCAACGAAGAAATGCACGCCACCGATGTCGCAGAGCGCATTTTTGCCCACACAGCCGGCCTCGCCGCCCGCCACTTGCGTCCAGTCCCATATAACAGGCGGGCCGACGTACTGACCGAGGAACATCGAGCGTTGCTTGTAGGCAATGGCGTATTCGCCCAGCCGCGCGCCTGCGCTGAGATGTCCAGGGGTGGCGACCAGCCGGCCGGAGGCTGCTTGCGTGGTCAGCGATTGCGTCCAGTCGGCGTCATCGAACGCCGCGCAGCAGTGCCAGCCGTCCGGGCTCGCGTCGGTGTTCAGCGCCATAACGAACGAGCCGACTGAAAACACAATGTCGGCCTTTGGGGCTGTCGCGATATCGGCAAAGGCGCTATCGGTCGAGCGCTGAATCTTCTGGCCGCCACTGGCCGCCAGGGTCGAATCGCCAAATTGCGCGAAGGACCAGCGGGTGTCGGCGCTACCGGCATAGCCGCCAACGCGGCTGCGGTCGACCCAGGCGCCGGCTACCAGCTCATAGAGCGCAGTCTCGGTGCCGGCAATCAGGCGGCGAGTGTTGTCGAGGTCATAGACGACCGCAGCGCCCCGGCAGGCAGCGGGCAGCGCAGGAATACCACCAGGCGCCAACGGCTCGGGCGCGCCTTCCATGCCGATCAGGGCGGGAATCAAGTTGGTGCAGTCCGACAGCAGGCCGGGCGTAGTCTGGTCGGCGTCAGGGGCGAATCCAATGAGCGGGACCATTAGCGTGCCCTCGCAACAAGGGGGCCGGCGCGGCGCTGGTCGTTGCCTTGCAGTTCGGACAGGGCCTGATCGAAGCGCATCTGCCAGAGCGACGGATCGTCACCTACGTACAGGGCCGCCTCAGTCAGCGCACCGAACAGGTACAGGCTCGGGGCTTGATCGCTGACCCAGTTGGTCGTCGCGGTGGCGAGGGCAGGAATGCGCGCATAGAGCACGCCCTGCACGTCGCCCGCGCCGTCAAAGCGCAAGGACGCACCATCCCATGCGTACATGGTCGGGATGCCATCGCCGCCAGCGGCCACGACGGATTCAAGCGACTGCGCCGTAAGCGGGTTGCGCTCGTAGTTCGGCACCCACAGCGCCTTCACGTCGAGGACGTTGGCGGTCAGGGTAATGGTGCCGTCCACAATCGGAGTTGCGGCCAGGGTTGATTCCATCTGGCGCACCCGAAGGTGACGGTTCAAGCGCTCCTCAGTCAGCTCGATAAAGTCTGGAATGCGGGCCGTGAGGTCGTCGCGGTTCATCCACTGAGCGACTTTCTCGCTGATCTGGGTGTAATTCATTACTTGAGCGCTCGTGAGAATGTGCAAAGGAGCGGGTTAGCCTTGAGGAAGGCCATCGCGCGCTTCTGGTCAATCGTGCCGTCCTGCCGGAGCATGGTTGCCAGCTCGGCGTTGGGAATGAAGCCCACATGCCGCATCTCGCCCCATTTCTGGCCCTCGGTCGCGCTGCGCATGGCGGCGGCGGCGGCCTTGAACGGCTCGGCGTCGTAGGTCTTCTCGAACACGATCCGGTCGCCCAGGTCGTGAAACGTGGTCGTCACGCCGGTTTCGGCGTCGTGTTCCTGAAATTTGGGCATTAAAAATCTATGGTCACCCCCGTTTCTGCAACACCGATCAGCGATGAGTGGTTGGCTTGCCTAAATCTATCCGGCGTCCATATGGGGCATGCCCCGCGCCACGAT